GGTCCCAAGGGCTCCGGTAAGTCGGAGCTGGGAATCACCCTCATGCGCTTCTTTACCGTTGGCGACAGACCGCTGAACCTCCGTAACACGACACCTCCTGGTCTCTCGCAGGCCCTGGCCATGTCCGCAAACGGAATGGTGCACCTCGACGAGTATAAGAACACGCTCGACATGCGCATCATCGAGATCATCAAGGGATGCTATGATGGAGTAGGGCGTGCCCGCATGGATATCGACAGGGGAAATCAGATAGAGAAGACACCCGTCGACTGCGGGGTGATCGTTTCCGGTCAGGAGATGCCGACACTCGATATCGCCATGTTCTCCCGAATGATTTACCTCACTCATGACACCACGTCACATGATCGTGAGGCAAAGGATAAGTTCAACCGCCTGGCAGATATCCGTAAGATGGGACTGCAGCACCTCACCAAACAGATTCTGGCACACCGCAAGATGTTCGAGAGCGCCTTCTATGAAACATATAACGAGGTGACCAATGAAGTATACGACTCCATCGACGGCAGTGAGATAGAAGACCGCCTATGGCGTAACTGGGTGATGCTGCTGGCCACCTACAAGGTGCTGTACAAGACACTCGAGCTTCCTTTCGAATACGAGGAGATGAGAGACCTCTGCATCGAGGGCATCAAGCGCCAGAACAGCGAGGTGGTAAGCAACAACGAGCTGGGCAACCTGTGGAATGCCATGACCTACCTCTATGAGGAGGGCATGATATTTGCAGACTCCGATTTCAAGATCAAGTATGTAAAGAACCTGAAGACCGACAAGGTGGACCGCGAATACAAGACGGAGACACCTATCCTGATGGTGCGCCTCACACACTTCATCGGACAGTACAAGTGGGTGGCCAAGAGACAGGGAGACAGCGTCATGTCGAAAGACTCCATCCGCTACTATATGACCACCAGCAGCGCATACCTGGGCAACAAGGCCTCTGAGAGATGGAAGGTGTACCAGGACGGAAAGCCTCTGGTCGAATACAGACCACTCGACAAGGATCATGTCAAGACGATAGAGATATGCAAGTTCGACAGATGCATGTGCTTCGACTATCTCCAGCTGAAGGAGAAGTTCGACATGAACCTCGAGTACATCAAGGGAGATGATGCAGATGCCAGGGAGAAAGCCGAACAGGATGAGGAGGACAGGGAGCGCGAAGAAAGGAAAAACCCTAGATTATTCTAGATATATTTGTTTTAAAACGACTTGATTGTTTTTTGTGGTGAGGGGACTGATGCGAGAGGCACCGGCCCCTTTTTCTTATCCTTATTTTTTCTTTTGCGCGCGCGTGCGCGAGAAAAACACTGCACACATATGCACACAACTGCACACAAAAAGTTAATACGCTGAAAATCAATGATATATAAAAACAAAGGTTCGCGAATTTGCTGCACACATTTTGCACTCATCTGCACACACACTGCACACAAAAAAGCCTTTTGCACACAAAAACCCTATTTTGCACACACTTTTTAGAAAATGCACACAAGAATTTTATAAGATAATTCACTGAATATCAATAGTTTATAAAATTGTGTGCAGTTGTGTGCAGATGAGTGCGCCATTTTTGGTATACGTGTGCGAATATTATTTTTATCTGGAATTTCTTGTTTTTACATGGGAAATTGCTTATCTTTGCAAGCAAAACCTTCTGATTATGAGTGACTTTACTATATTTATCAAACTACCTGCCTATGAAAAAGAATGGTGTGAACACCATTTCGGCAGACCCTGCCAGTTCCCTGCGCAGTCCAATGTCAACTGTGTCATCAGGCATTTCTTGCGCCTTCGTCCGTCGGATGCACTGCCTGAGGAAAAGATGGATGACGAAGTGGCCATCTGCATTCCCTACTCACAGTCCAAGAAGCCTGAGTCGTACAACTACCTTTCCAAGCCTGGCAAGCTGGCCATCGCTGAAGCTATCAACGATCTGTTTAGCATGCAGATGTTCGAAGACCTTACCAGTGTGGCGGTCAGGAACGTGCCTGTCAAATACCTCATCGAGGACTGGATGTATAAGAACGGCATCAAGGATGATAACTATGACAACCTGAAGCAGAAGTTCACACGCATCAAAGACAGCTATCGGAAACACGGAATCAACATCTCCAGAGGCTACAAACATGAAAGTGTTAAAAAATAAAAATTCATCATATATTTCCGACCTACAAGAATGCCTTTTTTTTTCCTACCCGTATTTTCACATCCTTAGACGTTCCTAATAATTCTTACCCGTTCCTATGAGAAATTTAGTCCATATCCTTAAAATTGAGAGCGTGTCATCAGCATCACTGACTGGCATGCTCATCATTGACAAGAACAAGTGTCGCATCCCCACCGTTACCTTTTCCAAGATTGACATCCTGGATATGGTCGGTGTGAAAATTACGGATGCCTATGAAAACAACCAGCGCACCTATACCACGACCGCAACCTTCAAGACATGCGTCAAGACACCGTCGGATCTGCGCGGTATGGCATTCCGCCTTACTTCTAAGACTGGCGAGAAGTTCATGATAGGTACTGGCTCGCGTCCCTATCCCGTCGTCAAGGAAGACAACCCCTATCCTGAAAAGGCGGTTGACCCGATGACAAAGACGGTCACCATCACATGGAAATCACCTTATCCGCCACTCCTTATTATTAATTAGGTATTTTGTAACGCGTGTAATTACTCCTATCTTTGCATAAAATCATCTTTGCAAAGACTGGAGTAATTATGAATTTCGACTTTTATATCACAGGAACCATTGGCGTCGTCTTCGACTGGTGGACGGGCCAGAGAGGTACCACTGCTGCACAGGTGCGTCACTTCCTTGACGAAAACAAAGACAAGGAGGTGACTATTGCCGTCAGCTCACCTGGTGGCTATCTCAGCGAGGGTATAGAGATCTGTGAGCTCATCAAGGCTCATGGAAAGTGTAACATGGTAGTGGTCGGCATGACAGCAAGTGCTGCCACCATCCTCTGCATGAAGGCAAAGAGCGTCAGGATCGCCAAAGGCTCCATGATGCTCATCCATAACAGCAGCTATACGCTCGACGTCTGGACGACCGCCAATAAGAAGGGTATCGACCAGATTATAGAGAATTTCAAGAAATACCGTGATGACCTCGATACCTTCGATAAGGCCATTGCCGATATCTATTCCTCTCGCAACGGTAAGACGATGGAGGAGAATATGTCGAAGATGGATGAGGAGAAATGGATGATGGCACAGGATGCCGTAGACTTCGGCATCGCTGACAGCGTGCTCGATGAAAAGGAATTCGAGACACATGCCACTTCCATCAAGAACTACTATATGGCATACAACGGACTCACCGAGCATTTCGGTCTACCGGAGATTCCGTCTGCAGAGAAGACGGAGCCCAAGCAACGTCGCGGGTTCCTGGAGCGCATCCGCTCTGCTTTCAACAAGGCCATCGATGACGAAGTAAAAGATGAATCCACCAATTCTTCAACAACTGATACACAATCAACAATGAAAAAGATTATTCTTAACCTGGTCTGTGCGGTGATAGCCGTGCAGGACATCATCCTCAATGAGAAGGGTGAGGCAACGCTTACAGAAGAGCAGCTGCAGAACATTGAGAACGATCTGAAGACAAAGGCCGACCGTATCACCGCCCTCGAGGCAGATGTAAAGAAAGCCAATGATGACAAGACTACTGCTGAGCAGGCTCTTGCCGACCTTCAGAAAGAGTTCGACGAGTTCAAAGAGAAGGCTGGTGACACCACCTCTAAGGTACACAACCACGAGCAGGAGGAGGAAGTCACCGCCAAGGACATGTACAACGATGTTAAAGACCTGATTTAAAATGGCTAAGATCCAAGACATGACTCCAGATGTGATGAAGACAGTAGTCACTCCGGAACTGCTCAGAGAGAGCTGTCAGAAATTCCAGAAAGAGCTCCTTCAGATGCCTTTCATGGTGTTCCAGGACCAGACCGCCAAGTACATCACCGTACTTCCCGGCATCCGTAACCAGCTGACCTTCGGTGAACTGGACGGTGATGCAGAGCTCGGACCTTGGAGCAAGGATGGCAACCATAAGGATGCCGAGTACGAAATCAAGGGACGTACCTTGGAGGTATATCCTGGTAACTGTTCACGCGACTTCGACCCGATGCCTCTCTTCCATAGCATCTATGGCGAGGCTTTGGCAAGTGGTATGAACGAGATCTCTGCAGGCTATGTGGCCCGCAAGCTCGTTTCACTCTTTGCTGCCAAGATCGGTAAGCACATCAACGATGTGATCTTCGTGGGTGGTAAACGTAACAAGAACGGCCACACGACCGCTGACCTCTTCGACTCTTTCGATACCATCATCGAGAAGGAAATCAACAGCGGTGAAGACCTTGCTACCGGCAAGGGAAACCTCATCCACCTCGGCACCATCGACAAGACGAATGCCACAGAGGTGCTGAAGGAGTACTATCGCTCTGCAGACCCCAACCTCCGCGGTCAGAAGACATTCTTGTATATGTCTCCTGAGGTCTACTGGGCTTATGTTGACGACTACCAGGTTCGCCATGGCGCACTGCCATACAACAAGGAGTTCGAGAAGGTATTCCTCGAGGGCTCGCAGAACAAGTGTGAGTTCGCTGTCCTCGACAACATGGCAGGCTCCAACTTCCTGAAGATATCCACCAAGCCCAACTTCCTGCTGGGTACCGATATCATGGGTCAGGAGAACCATGTGGGTATCGCCAAGTATAAGTCTTGGGTGATCACCTTCGAGTTCGCAAGCGTCTATGGCGCTCAGATCCGCACCCTCTCCAAGGAGGCTCTGCATGTTGGTGCCCTCGATACCAACCCTGATCCCGCTAACGTAACGTATAACTTCACCTCTTTCAGCGCTGACGGCAACACCCAGCTCGCTACTGGCGTCGCTAAGACCACAGGAAAGTCGTTGAAGTTCGATGGCGTGAAGAATGTGGAGATCGTTTTTACTCAGAACTCTGTGGAGGGATGGGTAGGACGTAAGTTCTATATCATCTCTAATGCATCTGCAGACGGTACCACCAAGTACGACCTGCACGATGACAAGGGTAATGCTATTGGCGTGAAGGTTGCAATTACTGCAGCTAACTGATCACTATGGGAATAGCGGGCTGGCTTCCTCTAAACTTTTTCCATATGGTTCAGAACGGAAGTCTCCCGCATTTTTGAATACTCTAATAAAAAAAAGATATGAATCCAAATTGCAATACCAAATCGGTTTATGAGTCTGTAGAGGCATGTCCCGGACAGCGCGTCCAGCCTGGCATCCGTCGTCGCATCTACTATATCGAGAAGGCAAAGATTGTTGAATGGCCGACTCTTCCCAGTCCTTCTGACGATAATGTCAAGATGGAAGATCTGGCTAAGTATAAAGGTGACTTCACGCTGGCAGAAAATGCCACGTTCAAGTTCCTCGACCTGAAGGACGAGGCTTCCAACGTGACCTTCGATCCTGTCGGTGAGGATCCTTCCAAGCTCTTCAACAACCAGGCTAACGCCATCGTTGCCGGTCAGCCTGACGCCATCAAGGGATTCTCCCGTGAGGCGCTCAACGAAGACCTTGTCTATGTCTACCAGCAGCGCGACGGTAAGTTCTGCGTGCTCGGTAATGAGGCCTACAAGTGCCATACCTCGCCATCTGGTGATACCGGTGCTGAGGTTACGGCTGCTACGACTACCACTTTTGCCATCCAGGTATACGACGAGTGTCCTGTTCCTACCTACGTGGGTAAGCTCCATCTCTCTGCTGAGGAATACCTTGACTGTGCTACCGGCAAGGTCATGGCATATCCCGCTCCAGGTGAATAAGGCTTTTAGTCAATCATAATCAGTAATGGCGGTGGCAACGGGCATTTCTGCCTTGCCACCGTTTTTAAATAGGATTAAATAGGAATAAAATATGGATAAGAATCTTGCTAACAAAATCGGTCGTTTCCTGAAAAACGACAATCCCTGCGATGAAGAGATAAAGGATGCTGCCAAGATGCTGCTGCAGTGTGACCCCGCACGCTCGCGAGGTATCTATAACAGCGCCATGGTACGTCCCAAGTCGTTACTCCCTTGGATCCGTTCAGACCTGAAAAAGTATCATGATATCTACCTCAGAGACATCAAGACGACTGATGAGGTGGTACAGTTCAACGAAAAGACGGTCAAGGATGTCCGTGAGACTTTGTCTGAGCGTCCTGAGGATGCAGAGGAGGAGGAAAAACCTGTCATTCCCGTCCTGGGCGTCCGCGGAAAGCGTGAGGACCATGACAAGCTTCCGGAGAACATCAAGGCATGCTGGGACCGTAATACGGAACGCTGGAAGAAAATCCGCCAGCTCCATGCGCAGCTGGCTCAGATGGTTACACGTATCGACTACAGGGAATGTGACGGCAATGAACTTTGCCATACCCTCCGTGAGGCTGACAAGGAACTGCGTAAGGACTACGCAGCCTATGACTCTTTCGTCCTGACTCCGCAGAATGATCAGGAACCGAGTCCGGAACCTGCTCCTGGGAAAGACGATGTCGACAAGTTCACTGACAATGTGAAGACCGTACAGAATGCACGTACGGCCATCACTCGTGCCCTCCAGCGTAAGAACCATACGCAAGAGCAGCTGCAGGCCCTGCAGCAGTCCGTCGACACACTGCTGGCTATGAAGCAGACCATCACCGAGAAGACCATCAGCCGTCTGAAGGAAATCGGTATTACTGTACCTAATGCCTAAGGGAAAGGATATAAAAGACCTGCTGAAGCCCTTGGTCGAGAAACCTATCCAGGCATATTTCGGCCAGGGACTTCACACGCTCGGACTGCTGCACTGGATACTCGCGCAGACAGGCCGGGCTTCTGTCTTTGTCAGCAGCTATTCCACCAGCGAACCGTTCCTTAACGGCTTCTACCTGCTACGTCAGAAGGGGTTGGTGGAAAAAGGCATGCTGTTGCTCGATGAGCGCGCTGCCCGAAAGACCGTCCAGCTGGAGCACCTCATGACTGGAGCTTTCGACAACGTGTTCCTGGGACAGAACCACTCTAAGGTGCTGCTCGTACACAACCGCCAATGGAAGGTCTCTGTGGTTACTTCCCAGAACCAGACCTACGGCAACCGTGCCGAGTCGACCATCGTCACGACAGACGGGGATGTGTACGAGCAGCTGTTGAAGCAGATGGAATACTCCATCGTAGAAAGATCGGTAGAGATAGATATCGCCCATGGCACCGGAATTATTACAGAAAGCGGAGCAGCTGGCGCGCCTGCTGCTGACACCGCAAGAGATTGGGAGCCTTTTGGACTTGAGCCCTGAGGAGGTCGCTGAGTTCCTCAACGAGTTCAGACCTGCTGGCAGGATGTACCGCAGGGTGTTGGCAGAACGCGCACGCGACCTCCATGAGAAGACGCTGCGCCTTGCCGACGTAGGCTCTCCTACTGCCATTGAGAAAGCCTCCGAATGGCTGCGTACCGCACAAATCAGTATAGAATGAGATTCCCGATAGATACATACAGCGACAACCTCATGTTGCCTGTGGAGACGATGCAGCGCAACGGCCTCGCCCCGCAGATGATTCAGCGCATCGTGCGACTGCGCGACATCTACAACTACATGCTTCGCAATCCCCTGAAGAAGGACCGCGAATACATTGACTATATCACCTCCAGCTATGAGGAAGACGGACAGCCTCTCTCCAAGAGAAAGGCCTATGAGGACATCGAGATACTGCATGCCATCGTCGGCAGCCTGCAGATGTGCACGAAGGAGTGGCACCGATGGCGCTTCAACAATATGATCATGGAGGGCTATGCGATAGCGCTGCGCAAGCAGGATGCTGCAGCTATTGCCAAGCTCGCACAGCAATACGGTAAGTACAACGGTCTCGACAAAACCGATGAGCGTGACTATGGATTCTCCCAGATTCCGAAGATCATCTTCGTGTTCGACGTGTCGTCGCTGGGCTTCAAGCCTATCCCCAACGTCTACGAGTTGATGGACAGGCTCATTGCCAAGTACAGCGGTACCACGCTGGAGTGTATCGCAGAGGATGCCGATGCCGTGGAGATAGCCAACGAACCGGTAAAACTCCTGGAGAATGGAAACACAACAGCAGTATCTGAATAGGGCACAATCGTATATCCTTGCCCTGCTGTGCAAGAATATCACGATGGTTGCTGGCCGTGGCATCGGCAAGGGCCTTGTCGCTGCTTCCATCCTCCGTCGTAACATCGAGGGAATGCCTGGCAGCAACACCGCCCTCGTGGCTCCAAACTCCAAGCGCATGTGGACGAACATCCTCCCGTCATGGGATACGCACCTCAGACGCTGGGGATATGTCGAGAACGTACACTATACATGGGGTCGTAAGCCCGCCAAGGAGTGGGGATGGCAGGAGCCTATCATCAAGCCGATGAACTGGGAGAACACCCTGTCGTTCTATACGGGGGCATACGCCACCATCATCAGCCAGGACCGAAAGGGAACCTCTAACTCACAGTCATTCGACTTCGTGCTCATCGACGAAGCGAAGTTCATCGACTTCGAACAGTTCAAGGATGAGACGCTGCCTGCCAACCGAGGCAACGGCAACGCCTTCGGACATCTCTACTACCATCACGGCATTGCCAAGTTCTCCGATATGCCGACCACCAAGAAAGGCTCGTGGTTCCTCAACGACCGCGAGAAGTGTGACCAGGAGCAGCTGAGACTGCTCGAAGGCTTGGTGGCGTCTTTCTACCAGCTCCGCCAGTCCATCGCTGACAAGGTGGAGCGCCATGAGCCGGTGACCGCCATGGAGCGCTATCGCCTGAAGCGGTTGTCACGGGCCATCAATATGCTGCGTGCCGACACCTATCTCTATAAGGAGTTCTCCAGCATCGAGAACCTCGAGATCCTTGGCGAGGACTTCATCACACAGTGTCACCGTGACATGCCTCCGGCTACCTTCAGAACCACCATCATGTGTCAGCGCGTGGAGCACTCGGAGGATTCGTTCTATAATGCCAAGTCGGACAGGAACCTGTATACGGCTGTAGACAAGACGTACATCGACTCGCTGAACTTCGACATGGACAAGCTCCGCAAGGTCGACTGTCGCATGGATGCCGATATCGCCAAGGAGGAACCCCTCTACGTCGCTTTCGATGCCAACGCCAACATCAACTGGTGTGTCATTGGACAGCCCGGAAAGGACATGAAACTGCGCGTCCTCAAGTCCTTCTATACCAAGTACGAGCGTCGCCTGCCCGAGCTCGTCGACGACGTCTGCACCTATTACGGACCACTGCGCCACAAGGAGGTGGTGTTCTGTTATGATGCTACCTTCGTGGGCAACAACTACGGTGTCGATAAGAACGACTTCCGCACCGTCATCAAATACTGCTTCCTGAAGAACGGCTGGACAGTCCGTGAGTGTTACATCGGATCGCCCTGGCAGCATCCCGTGAAGCACCAGCTTATCAACCGCATGTTCCTGGGGCAGGCACGGTACCAGATACTCATCAACCAGGAGAACAACCCAGACCTGCTCGTGTCCATAGACTCTGCCATGACCGTGAACGGCTCGAACCTGAAGGACAAGTCAGGCGAGAAGAAACCCGAGACCGAGGAAGACCGCCTCGAGACACGTACGGACGGCTCCGACGCTTTCGATACCCTCTGCATAGCTGTTGAGACGGGGTCCGTATCCTTCGCTGGCGGTGGTGGCGGTGGCGTGGCATGACAATGCTATACAGGTGTTACAGCGGTAATGCCTGTCTGTTGAATAGTTTTTTTATTGATTTAATCGTAAAGCACTATTGGAATTATGTTTTGTTTTAGTAGTAGGGCAGCTCTCTCCGCGAGGAGGGGGCTGTTTCCTTTTCTCCCTACGGGCCTGATGCGTTACCTCTCGGGCTGCACATCTGCAGGGATGGCATTCTTCTTCCTTTTTCCATAAACCTTTTCTCCTTTCCTGTCATACATCCTATGCCCTTCTGAAGACTTCCGGATGACACTCATCTCCCCTGGTCGTTGTGCCTGCTCCCATACGTCGCCTGAAGTCTCTCTCTCCCTTGGCGTTCCTCATCCACACCGTTTGCTACTGGGTAGGTTCGTTCCTCTGACTGTACACTTTCCGAACAGTGACTGCTGATGCCTGAATGTTGTCATGCCCTGTTTTCCGAGGTCTCTCAGCTCCTGGGGGCTTTCCTATTTTTCCTTTGCAAAGTAAGCATAAGCGTCATTCTGCAAGTACCGCGAAGCATATTCCTGCAGAAAATAAACAGCAGCCTTCCACCATTTTCCTGATGCCAGGGAAATGGGGTATTCCGTTTATTTTCCTTGTAATTCCTTGCATTTACATGACTTCTCCTTATTGCTCCTATATGCACGTAAAAATTACAAAAGCACCCAGTGCTTCAAGTCAAACCTCAAAAAACAAAGCATTATGACAACTTCAATTCAGACATCGGCAATCATCTCTCAGTTCGGCAAGCGCACAGGCAGAAGAACGGGTTTCTATCAGGTAGTAGTAAACGGAGAGGACGGGAACTATCAGGAGTACGAGATAGAGGCTTCTTCAGAGGCCGACGCTAGAGAGCAGGCTGACCGTATCGCCCAGAGCGAGATGATGGATGTCATCTACGTAGAAGTCTACAGAATCGCATAATAAACCAATGTATAACAATTTAAAAAAGGAGAAACAGATTATGGAAAAAAAGAATGCAACCCAGCAGATCACTGCTCAGCTCGTGAAGTCAAACGCATCAGAGTACCTCGTTTGGGAGGTGTCAGTAACAAACAGCCGCTGCAAGAAGCACTACTGCAAAACGGCAACCAAGACGCTCAGCTACGTCTTCTTCCTCAAAAAACAGAAGAACATAGCCATCGACTACAGGACATTACGCCACCTGAAGGCTGTCATTGCCAAGCAGAAGGCCTCGGCCACCATCGCGAACATGTCAACGGAAGTCCAGCAGTAAGCTGGGCTTCTTTCGTTTAACATCATCATCGAAGAAAGCTATGTTCAAGTACGCACTCTACGACTACGTCCCTCAGAGGTTCCTCGGAAGGGTTTCCTTCGAGCAGAAGATCCTCAACATGATGATCCTGGGATTCAAGGATGGCAGGAACGTCTATTCTAGGATATTCGCACGCCAGATGGCACGTGCACTCTCTGAGATCGACATGAGCGACGTGGTCGTGGTCTGTGTGCCTGCCAGTACCCGCTACTCACATGTAAGACGCTGGAAGCAGTTCTCCGCTATGCTCTGCAGGCTCACTGGAGCCATCGACGGTTTCGACCGCGTACAGGTCAGCGGAAGCCGTAGGCGCGCCCATGTCACAGGTGAATATGAGCTGGCTACGAACATCAAGCACTACGTGCACATTGATGCAGACTTCTTCAGAGGGAAGAAGGTGCTGGTCATCGATGACATCTACACCACGGGGCAGTCGTCACGAGCATTCATCGGTGCCATGGAAGCTGCTGGTGCCACAGTAGTCATGGCCATGTTCCTCGCCAAGACGAAACAGTTCCACGTACACTGATGGTTCTGGTATCGCCTCCATCGTTTTCCCGCCCACCCAGAGCCCTCGCTATGCTCATGCCCGGAAACGATGGAGGCGATGGGCTTACGCCCTCTTTTCTTATGGCCCGCCCTCAATCCCCTGCGCACCAGGAACCCTCATACTGCAACACTGGCGGTTGCACCACCAGAGTTATTCACGTTCCACATACAGGCAGCCACCATGTCACCTCCCTTGCCCCACACACCGCTTCTCTCCGTTATGCATGAGAGGAAA